TGAATACGCTTTTGAATGTGTTCGGATGATTGTTTTTTGCCTTTGATCCAAGATATCTGTCCTTTATTTGCTTTACTTAAATTTTGTTTATGTACTACAGAAAAAACAAATTTCTTACCACGTCTCGCATTATTTATGGATATTCTCTCTATTGATTCTTTCGTGTGTCTTGAGCCTTTTTTCATTTTGGTTAGCTTACCAAGGCTTGTTGAAAGGATTTTGAAAATCCTTTGAAGTCTTGAAAAGCTCTGGTTTGGATTCTGGACGATTATCGGTTCCGAGTGCTCCCGCAACGCCTTTTCTCGCGGCTAAATCTTTTTTTGCTTGGAATACTTCTTCTGGCTTCATGAACTTAAAAGCTTTTTTATAGTCCCACTTGCCAGTATCAACATCTACAAATTTATTGTCTATTGTAAATTTCAAAAGCTTATTGCGATCTACTTTCAATCCTTTTGGATTGATTTCTTTATCTTCTTCAATTTCTTTAGTTTGATCTTGGAACCACCGGGTTGCCTCATCTATCGCTTTTTGTTCTTCTAACGTCTTTTTCTGGACTTCTCCTAAAGCTTTTTCAACCGCTTTATTGATTAATTCCTGCGTATGCGCGGAATACTTTGTCCAATTTATTTCATCACCGCCAAACCAGTCGGGGACTTCAATTGGAGTATCGCCTGGCGTTTTAGGCTTTAGGTCGACAAATCTCCTTTCGAAATCCTCCCTTAACTTCATCAACTCGGAGGTATGACGTACCTCTTGGTCATTGAAGCGTTTCTTCCAGTCATTCTCACGCTCTATCCACCTTTCGGGAGGAGGAGTATGAAGGTCGCTGGTACCTTTTGAACCGCCATCTTTTTGTTGCGCATCGGGCTTTTGATCCCCGTCCGATGAAAGGGTCTGGTCGGTTTCGTTATTTTTTTCTGGGGATGAGCCATCGGGGTTTTCGTTCCCCGGGGTTTCGTCTTGAAAGGCTAATTGCCCTTCAGACTTAACCTGCATCAATGGATATTCTCCCATAGATTTGATTACTTTAGCTTATAATAACTCGCGTGGCTGCTTATTTTTGGTGGGTCGCCAGCGAACGACACGACCCGTTTTCAAAGAACTAATCTTTATACTTGGGTTTTTTCTGCTTCTTAAGTTTTTCTGGCAAATTTTTTATACTTAAAGTTTTTTCTTCAAATTCTCTGGCAATTTCTGGATGGTGCACCCACATATAACCCCTTTGCGCTTTGCTTTTAAACGGCATTTTATTGTGTTGGTACTGCCGAGAGAATCGACCGCCCCGCTGGCTTTCCCTCGTTTTTAGCTATTGCTTTTAATGCTTCCAGCTGTAATTTATTTTCCGCTCCCAATTGATCCCTTGCTAATCCTTGCTGGAATTCTTTCTCTTTTCCTTGTAATTCCGCTTGAGCCTGCTCCGCCATTCCTTGCTGTACGCCCATCACAGCTTCTTGTATCAGTGCATTGTTGCGATAAAGCAAGTGAGGAGCGTTTATCTCTAACCATACGTTTCCTGCCAGCTCTTCTGGATTCGGGTATTCCAAAATTTTAAAGAGGTCTAAGTTTGATATTTTATTCATCTGCGCAAGTTCCAAAGCCTGGTTTGCCAATGAAAGTGTATCTTTTGGAAGCAAAGAGCCTTCTTTTACTGAAATTACAATTTTGGGCGGCACCGCATTTCCTACAAATTGGAATCCATCATCATAAACATAGAGTAATTGCACGAACCAGTTATAAATTCCGTCTGCTAGTTGCTCTAAGTATTCAGTTACCCCCCCTCCTATGCGATCAGTATCAAATGTGTGTGAAAGTATTTTGCCCCGCACTGTCTTTTCAGCTTCCAAACCTGCTTGAGACGAACCTTTCACTCCAAAAATATCTCTTAGGCGGTTTCTGGTATCAATTAGGTCATTAAATACATCGGAAGGAAGAGATGGGGTTTGGTAAGTATCTATTGCTTCGCGGGGGGATCCTGTTGGAATTACCACTACTCCGCCCTTTCTCAATGATTTCGATACTCCTTCTGCCTGTGTTTTGCTGAGGCCAGATCGTTCCATTGAAACAACCATGCCGCCATTCATTCTATCCGTATTTTTATCTATTTGCTTATTGCGTTTATTTATTCTGTCTTGGTTTGCAAGGTTTTGCCCTATCAAAGATGTTTTATCCATTGGCTGGTCGCCTAGGTTAAAAATCGAAAGGAATAAATAAGGCATTTCTGGCGTTTCAAAATGGTTCAATCCCTGCTTTGTAACAACTTCCCCCAGCGTTTCTTCGCCAATATCATTTACTACGCTTGGCTGTTGAACTTCTTCTGCGTAATTCCAGTGCGGGTTTCTATGTTTCCAAAGAACTACCTTATCCAAAATCCAGCAGGTGTATTCCGTAGTCCACCATTCTTTAAATTGAATTTCGGTATCCAAATCATCTTTTACTAACTCCTTAATTTTTTTAACAGCCTCGCCGTTCCCTTTTTTAATTACTTCGCCATTTTCTTTATTGTATTCATCTGGCACTTCACCTATGATTGAAAGTATTTTGATTGCGCTCATTCTGCGTCTTTCTCCAATGCGGTTTCCAGAGTATCCGTCTTCGTCAATAGTTGCCTCTGGGTCTAACATAATTTTCTTGGGACGAATTACTCGGGCAATAGGCATGTTCTTATTTAAATCCCAACCTACCTTTACTACTCCGAGCAAGAAAATTGACCAATGGCGGGCAACCTTTTTAAGTTTCAATCGTATCTTATTTTTGTCCGCCAGATCCGCCAATCTTCCTTTTACTTTTTGTACATACTTGGTATGGATTGGGTTCTCATTTCCTTGCTCGTCTTTTTCGGCATTATCCAAGCTAACTACCGGTTCTGGATTTCTGCGGGTAGCAGAAGGAAGAAATGTTTCCACTGATTCAAAAATTAAGTTATCTACCATTGCGCGGTCCTTATCTCCTGTTGGGGTATCAAAGTGCTTTCCTAGCCAGTACTTTTCGTTTTCTTCGCCATACTTCTCCCACTCACTTTTAGCAGAAGACTCGTTCCAAGACTTTTCCCATTTCTCGGCCAATTTAACAATATCTTCATCTGGCATATCAAGAGTTAGCTCGGGGAGTTTCTCCGAGACAATTCCTTCCTTGGTGTCCAGCGTTCTATCCGCCTTTTGCTTGTTTAGATCGCTGCCTAAAGAAATATATGCCGTTATTCCTGAATCTTGTGCCATAAGGCTTTTTATATAAAATGGCCACGCAATCTTTAAAACAGATTGATGGCCTGAAAGTTAGATAGACCTGCCTATCTTGTATAAAATTGTGTCAGTTGCGTTCTGACACTTTCAATGTACCACGAAAAGCCTTAAACACAAGAGGTAAGCTGTGGATAACTTTTTTTTAAGCCCTAAAGCCGAGAGAATTTTGGGGATAGATTTAAGGCTGTAAATCCGCTCTCGGCTATAAGTATACGTATTAGCGTATCTTTTAGTTGGATTCCTCGGTCACTTAAACCCTTACAAAGACCCCCGCTTTAAGGCTCATTTATATTATACCACCTAAAAACAAAAACCGCGCTAGGCGGTTTCTGCTGGAAATGCTTCTGCGGCTGGAAGTTCTTCTGCAAGAGGCTCTAATACTTCTTCCGCAGACGCGTCTTCATTTTTAATTTCTTCGCTTTCCATTTTTATTTTTTTATCTTTTAATAATTGTGTAAGCCGACCACTCACACACTTCTCCAATCTTCTTCTTTTTCACTTTCCATTATATCAAACATTTCTTTCGGATCAAATTCTACTGTTTGGTTGGGATTAATCATGTAGCTCCTTGGTTTTATTTCTTCTGGAGGATTAATAATTTCACCCATGCCAGCAAATCTCATCATGCCCACTCTCCACAATACCGTTGCCATTGCTCTGTGATCCCTTCCGCTTCGTATCCACTTGTAACCTTTTACTTCGTTTGTTTCTGGATCCAACACTTTCATTTTAGCTAAATGATTCCAATCAAGCCAGTATTCAAACCAATCAGCCTCAGTCCCATGCACTGGTATTCGCTTGGTACGGAATTCATCTACTACTAATTGAATACTGCGGTTTCTATCAAATTTCACATGACCTGCTTCGTCGCCAGTTCCCCATTGCGCCAACTCTTTTGTTTTTCTGTCGCCAACGAATGATCCCAGTACTACTCGGCCTTGCCAACGGGCAAAGAATGCTCGGGATCCAATTAAATCTCCGCCTTGGTCTATTACGGCAATAGCATTTCCCCAACGCTTCATTAAAAGGTCAAGCTGTCCATAGTCATTGCAGTCTCCATGAAAAAATAAACCATTTTTACTTCCCATGACATAATCCAAGCGAAGCCCCGTATCTATTCCTATTATCACTCTTTCATCCGTATGCGGTGCCCAACTGCTTCCAGTAAGGTTTTGAAAGAAACTTTGACGCAATAGCTTTGCAGAGGCATCCGCATAAGGCAAACCAAGTATTTTCGTATAAAAGAATTCTGACGTGGTATCAGGGTTTTTAAATTTGTCTATAATAAATTCCGCGCTGATCCAAGGACAGATTAAAAGCGGTACCCAATATCCGCTTTTTGACTTCTCTGGATATTTTGCCTTCCAAAAACCCAAAGCCCGCACCTTATCATCCAATACTGCCTTGCACTTCTTGCATACAAAACATTTACGTTCAATATCAATAGACATTTTATTGGGATTATTTAAGTCCCAATTAAGGAATTGGTCAAATTTACAACTAGGGCAAGTTACAAACCAATGCTTCTGGTCGCTTTGCAGCCAATCTGCGTGTATGCCCGTTTCTGGCAGACTCGGGTGACTAAATGTGTGAGTTTGTTTAAATTTTGAGTGTTGTAAACGAGCTTGGTAGTCCGCTATGATATCGAGCTTGCTCGAATCTTTCTCATCATGCACGACCCTATCCGCAGTAACCATAGTTGCGGATTTCTTAGTCCATGTCTGGCCGGTAACAGACACCTTACCATTTCGCCGAATGAAAACTGTGCCATTTCTCGTGGTTGGACACCATACGATCCCACTGTACTGCTCAAGAGTAATCCTAGGATTTGTCCAAAGGTTAGATTTTATCCGTACACGCTGTTTTCGAGTGCCGTTTCGAGTACTTAAATTACTTGTTTTTCCCGACAAAACAAGTAACGACTGAAGAGCATCGCATGTTCCGTTTTTATTCTGCCAAAAAGAACTCCGCTTATAATTATCGCCATCGCTCATAAGCAAGCCGTGGAGAAGTCCATAGCGTTCAGACGATGTCATAGCCCATACAAGGGAGTTTGTGAGACATTTTTGAGGAAGAATTTGCCGTATTTTTTTGCTAGCATTGGCAGAAAGTTCATAGCGCCAACACGTTCCATTATGTCGCTTTTTATTGTAGGAAATATCCGCATCCGCAAGATCGGATTCAAGTTGGCTACACAGCTTCGATTGAATGATACAGGCTCTCGGCGATTCGTAAACTTTCTTACTTATTGTGCCATCACGACGGACGAACGTGCTTTTATTCCGCTTCGTCCAATAGCTTCCATCGCCAATTACCCAACCAAGTATCTTGTAAAGAGCGTCAGGGAGAGCGTGTTCTGCGTTGTGAGTAATAGGAATGTACGATGACTTCTTGCCAAGCAATTCTCGTGCCCGAACTATTCGGAGCATTCCTTTTTTGCCGTTCAGTTTCCTTTTGGAAACAACGCACCGATGGTCTTTCGTTACTAATTGGTCAACGAGAGATGATTGTATCCGCACCATTTCTTCCGTTGCCTTAAACTTCGTGATGTCATATACGGAATCAACCTCAACTCTATTTGTTTCAATGTTTAATGTCGGCAATTTATCACCGACAGAAATTTGATTAAAAGAACACCATCCATTTTCCGTAAGAACCTCGGTTTTTTCATCTACACACCCTCTGAAGTAAATCATCGAGTTTTCAACTTGCTTTTGTTCAATAGAATCTTTGTCTGCGACATCTTTCAACATAGATGGGTTATTGGCAATTATTCTGTTTACTTTTCCTCCTACAAATACGCTGACATCTTTATCTGTTGGTAAAGTATAAATCACGTCGAGTTTTTCTCTTTTAGCATCGCGGTGATTTTTAAGAATTTGCAAAGTCGACATGCCGACCTGCGCAGCTTTCATCGTTACCAAGTTCGTAGACTGATCATCATAAATATCCAGCAAAAACGGGTGAGTGTTAAATTCTATCGGATCGCCTTTTTCATTAACAATGCGTTCTTCTAATAACCAATCAAGAAATCCCTCATCCTTTTGTTTTTGCAGTTCCATCGCTATTTTGATTATCATCTTGGCTTTCCCAATACTTTTTAATATCTTCACGCATTGCTTCTTTTAGTTTTTGCCTGTATTCGGATACTGCAATATGAGGAAAGTCGGTTGCAATTTCTCCGCTGTGTTTTAATTTGTCGCCGAATTCTTCAACTTCCCAATTCTTTTCTAAATACCATTTTGCTGTTGGCAAATCATTATTTTCTAATGCGCCTACAACTACTTGCCTTGCTTTTAAAACTGGCCGTTTTTTCCATAATTCTTTTTTATGCAAAAACTCTTTATTTGCTTCTTGGTAATAATACAAAGTTCGCATTGAAATGTCTGCATAAAAACAAGCTTCTGCGTCAGTACACCCTACTTTAAAAGCCATCTCTAATTTCTGCAGAGTTATTTCATCCATAACTGTAGGCCTTCCTACTTCCACACTTGACTTTTCCTCGTTTTTCTGTTTTTCTATTACAGCATCAATGATGGGTTGGACTTCTGGGCCTGGTATGGCATTTCCCTTTGCATGTATTTGTTTTGGCTCATTTTCCATTTAGGCAAAATTTAGCTTTAATACAATTATAACGCTTATGTTATCTTTATCAACTACGAGAGGCTGATTAAAACCAAATTCTCTGATACTAGCCGCTATTTGCTGGATCTGCTTCCTAGAATGATCTTTGGCGTTATCTTGATAAGGCTTTATTTCCGAAACTGGATGCAATTTTACATCCATTGTAATTAAAAACCTTCAATTGGATAATCGTTTTGGCTGTTTCTGGGATATTTTTCCTTTTTTATAAATCCGCTTGGACTTGGGATACGAAGGTTAACCCTTGCTTTTTCTTTCAATCCCACGATGCGAAGAAGCGTGCGGATTGCTTTTGCGGTATTTCCTTCTTTCCCAATGATTTTGCCTATATCTTCTTTTGCTACGTAAAGGATTAAAAGCACTCCCATTTCGTCAGAGGTACTTTCTATTTTTATATCCTGCGGATAGTCCACTAAAGCAGAAACTACCATCTGTAAAAATTGTTTAGACTTTTCCATACATTACTCGTTATTATTTGTTGATAATTTGGGCGACTCGACAATCATGCCCTGGCTGGTTAAAAGTATTGATGCAATGGATACCGCGCTTTCAATTCCTGCGATTAAAACATTTACGGGATCGATTACTCCCACATCCATAAAATACCCTTCCTTCATTGTTACGACATTTAAAGCCGAATTTTCTTTGTAGTCATTACTCCAGCCTCCATCAATCCCTGCGTTTTCAAAAAGTTGCCTTGCGGGATATTTTAGCGCTTCATTCAAAATTGGGCTTGAGGTTTGTATTCTTGCCAAAGACAATCCAGCGCCGCATACAACACCATGGTTATATGCGATTCTTACGGCATTTACTGCATCTTCTACTTTGTATTTCAACGCTTTTCTCTCATTATCCGTAGGGGCTCCCACTTTTATCGTAGCTAAAGAGTTTGTATAAAATCCAAGCCTATATTTCAATACTT